CCGCATTCCGGGTTGATGCTGCCAATTTTGGCCGCGACACTGCCGCCGCCTTCAGGGGCTTCGGCAGCGGTTTCGGCACTCTCGGCGCCGTGACCCAATTTGCGACCGCGACCGGCACGATCTCGAACGCCGCCGGCGTCTGGGCGAGCCGCGCCGACATCATGCGTGGATCCTGGCAGGCACTGACCACGACCATCACCGGCTCGGCCACCGCAGTCCGTGCGTTCTTGCCCGTGCTCGGCGCCATGTTCGCGTTCGTCGCCGAATTCGCGCTTCCGCTGGCCGCGATGGGCGCAGCGCTCTACATGGTCTACGAGGCCTTCACCAAGCAGTCGCGCGCGGCCGAAGAGGCCTACGACACCATGGTTAAATACGGCGCGCAGACCGAGGAGCAGATCCAGCTCGCCGAGAAGCACGCTCAGTCGCTCAATGCGCAAGCTGCCGCGATAACGGCTCTGAGGACGGCTCAGACCGACGTCAACGCCTCGAACAACTGGACGGTGCCCGACACCTCCGGCGGCATGTATGTGACGGCCGAGGACGAAAAGAAGGCCAAGGAAGACGCCGCAAAGGCCGACAAGGATGTCGCCGACGGCAAGGTGAAGTTCGAGGAACAGCGCGGCGAGCGCTTCGCGCAGTTGCAGGCGCGGCTCGAGCAGCAGCAGCAGGCCCGCCGCAAGGCTGGTTACGACAAGGAAGCGATCGCCGCCGGTCAGGCGCACGACGCCGAAATGGAGAAGCTGAAGACCGCAAACAAGGACACCTCGGCCGAGAAGCAGCGCTTTTCGGAAGAGACCCGTCAGCGCCAGCTCGCCTCCTACCAGTTGGAATATGCGGACGCGGAAAAGCAGCTCCAGGACATCAAGGCTCTGACCGATTCCGGCAACAAGGATGCCGTCGCCGGCCAGGAGGCGGCGTCTCAGAAGCTCATCTCGACCATGCGCAAGGCGCAGGACGAGATCACGCGCCTCAAGGATATGCCGATGGGGCCGCAGGAAAACAAGAAGGACACTGATGTCGAGAAGCTGAAGCAGAAGGCTCTGTCCAAGCTCGACACTGCCAAGGCCGACATCGCCGCGCAGCGGGCAGAGCTCCAGGGCTTGTCGGGCGAATACGCGCGCCTCGCCTACATGATCGAGGAGGCCGACGCCAAAGCCAACGGCATGTATACCTTCAACAATCCGGGTCTTCAGAAGCTGATCCAGGATCTAAAGGACACTCAGGCCGAAGCCGACAAGGTTACGGAAGCCCTCAACGCTATGAAGGCCTTCGATAGCGACCTTTCCGCGGCCAACGCCAGCGTGCGCGAGGACTATGCCAAGCAGCTCAACAACGGCAAGGGAAGTGTTTTTGACTCAATCGTAGGCAAGGGCGATGCCGGCTTCTACTCCGGCAAGAGCGCGATCGCGCGGATGCTCGGTGGCGTCAAGATCGCCGCCGAAGAAACCGGCAAGACCATGGGAGATGCTTTTGGCTCCTTGATCGTCGATAAGATCAATTTCGTGACCGAAGCGCTCGGGCTCAACGCAAAGAAATGGAAGGATGTGCGCGACAATGCTGCGGGTGTGGTGCCGAATGAGCAAGCGCCCGGCGCATACGGCGGCGACTTGTCTCAGGGCTCCGACTACGCCTCGCGGGTGATCAAGACCGAGAGCAGCGGCGATCCGAACGCAAAGAGCAACAGGTCGTCAGCGGCCGGCCTCGGTGGCTTCACCAAGGGCACCTGGCTGGAGTTCATGAAGGAGAAGCATCCCGAGCTTCAGGATCTCGGTGAGACTACTTTGCTTGGAATGCGCGGCCAGCCTGGTCTCGCTGGCCAAGCCGTCGACTGGTATGGCGGCAAGAACGCCAACACGCTCAAGAAGAACGGCTTCGAGGCGACCGACGCTAACACCTATCTGGCGCACTTCCTCGGCGCCGGCGGAGCCATGTCGGTTCTCCGAGCCTCGCCCTCGACCCCGCTCGATCAAATCAAGGCGCTCGACGAAGCGCGCTCCAAGAACCCCGAAGTGTTCGGCCGCGCTGTGACCGCGGGCGGCTTGCAGTCCTGGGCCAAGGTGCAGCAGGGCGGCGGCACCACCGACTTCGGCGACGGCTCGAGCTATTCGCGCGTGCGCGGCATGGCGACCAACGACCAGGAGCGAGCCAAGATCGACGAGACCAAGGTGATCGAGGATCTCGCCAAGGCGATGAAGGGCGCGAATGACCTGGGGAAAGTTGCCCAGGACATGAAGGAGGCGGTCTCGGCGGCCAAAGAGAACGAGGACGGCTCGAGCAAGTATCGCAACGCGCTGACCAAGATGATTCGCGGCGGCAAGGCCTTCCCGGACAAGCTCGACCCGAACTCGCCCGAATACGGCGATATGTTCAAGCTCGCCGACCAGACCGACGCGCAGTTGCGCGAGGCGGCCGAGGCCAAGAAGCGAAACGAGCGGCTGAAGCAGATCCGCGAAGCCATGCCGGCCGACAGCGACGCGCTCGACGAAAAGAGCGCCGAAGCACTCGCGCGGCTCAAGAGCGGCAACAAATTCAAGCTGTCCGACGGCTACTACAGCGCCGAGAAGAAGACCGCCAAGGATATCGGCGCCTTCATGGCCGACAGCGACGCGAACCCGCAGAACAAGGCGGCCAACGAAAAGGACATCGCGGCGCTCCAGCAGGCGCTCGAGAAGAAGAAGAATCTCGAGGTCACGACCGCGCTCGACACCGAGAGCCAGAAATACGAGGGTATCAAGCGCAGCCTGATGACCACCGACCAGGCGCGCGAGGATGCCTACCGGACCGAGCTGAAGCGCCTGGACGACCTGCTCGCCAAGGACACCTCGACCGGCGAGGAGCGCGCGGCTAAGGAGGAGGAAGTCCAGAAGCGCAAGACCCTCCTGGCGCGCCAGCAGTTCGACCTGACGCCGATCGGCGGCATGCTCAAGCAGTGGTCGGACTATGGCCACAACCTCGAGCAGGCCGCGACTGGCTGGATGAACGGCTTCAACGACAAGCTGGCCGACATGGTGATGAAGGGCCGTGTCAGCTTCCGCTCGCTCGCCCAGAGCATCGAAAAGGACATCCTTACGATGTCGCTCAAGGCGGCCGAGAGCAAGCTGTTCTCCGGCCTGCTGGGTGGAATGGGTGGCTTCGGCGGTGGTTTCGGCGGCGCCGAAGGTGTCGCGGGCACCATGGACGTCGGCGGACAGTCCTTTGTCGCTTACCACCACACCGGCGGTATCGCGGGTTCGGCCATGCCGAGCCGCCGGGTCAACATGAATATGTTCGCGGGCGCGCAGCGCTGGCACACCGGCACCGGCGGCATGACGCTGGCCGGCGACGAGATCCCGATCATCGCCAAGCGGGGCGAGCAGGTCGATTGGCCCGACAACCTGGCGCGCCAGTATGGCGGCAAGGGCGGCGGCAACTTCCAGATGGGCGACATTCACGTCAACGGCGGCAGCAACGGCTCGCCGACGCAGAACCGCGAGCTCGCCGAGCAGATCGCCGGCCAGGTCAAGGCCGCGGCCTCGCAGATGGTCGGTCAGGAGCTCCGGACTCAAACTCGTCCGGGCGGCACACTTTTTGGAAAGAGATAAGCCATGCCGTTCGACACCTTCAACCCGCCTGTGATGCAGTCGCCGGGAACCAAAATGAGCCCCGAGATCAAGACCCTCGAGGCCTCGTTCGGTGACGGCTACACCCAGGGCTCGCCCGACGGCATCAACAGTGTCCGGATGGTTGCGACCCTCAACTGGGCCGCGCTGCTGGATGCGGAGGCTCAGACGATCTTCGACTTCTTCGTGGCGCACAAGGGCACGATCCCGTTCTACTACGCGCTGCGGGACGGGGTGGTCCGCAAATGGACGTGCAAGCAATTTGACCGGACCACGGACACTCCGAACACGATCACGGCAACTTTCCGCGAGAGTTTCACAGCGGACACTTGATTTATAAGTCAGTTCTGACTTATATCATCAGCAATGACCGCACTCACCCAAGAAGCCCAGAAACTCTCCCTGTCCGCTCCCATCGCGCTCTATCGGCTCGATGCGACGGCGGCTGGCGCTGCGATCTATTATTTCGTCCAGGCCAGCGAGGATGGCGGGGCGGGGGTCTATTTCGGCGGCCAGCTCTACCGCGCGATCGACATCTCGCTCGACGGGTTCGAGGTGAACGCCGGCGGCGTGTTGCCGACCCCGAAGATGCAGATCGCAAATTCGGACCTGCTCATTCAGTCCTTGGTCAACACCTATGGCGACCTGGCCGGCTGCGAGCTGCGCCGCGTTCGCACCTTCCGCCGCTTCCTGGATGGCCAGCCCGAGGCGGATCCGACGGCCTACATGGGTCCCGACGTCTTCCGGATCGAGCGCAAGAGCGACGAGAACCTCGTCTACATCGAATGGGAGCTCTCGGCCGCGATCGACCAGGAAGGCAAGCTGCTGCCCGGCCGGCAATTCATTCGTGACGTCTGCACGCGCCGCTACCGCCGCTACGACCCGACCAACCCGGCCGCGGCCACCGACGGCTTCGTCTACCCCTCGATCTTCCCGTGTCCCTACACCGCGACGCCCAGCTTCACGTCGGTCGGCGATCCCACGACGCCGTCGAATGACAAGTGCGGCCGCAAGCTGTCCGACTGCAAGCTGCGGTTCGGTAACAACACGGCGCTGCCCATGGGTGCCTTCCCCGGCATCGGACGGGTGCCGACGTCATGATCGAGGCCTACGAACAGACCGTTTATGAGTTCTTCGGCGCCTCCGCGATCGAGGCTGCGAAGGTGCATGCGATCGCCCAGTTTCCCAAGGAGAGCTGCGGCTTCATTGCGCAGGGTGTCTACTTCGCCTGCGAGAACCAGCACGAAGATCCGACCCAGGAATTCGAGATCCAGGATGATCGCTACGACCAGGCGGTCGCAGCCGGTCTGGTGACTGCCATCATTCATTCCCACCCCTACGGGCCGCTCGTTCCGTCCGAGCTCGACATGAGCCAGCAGATCGCGACCGGCGTGCCGTGGGTGATCATCTCGCTCAACGAGAAGGGTGTTCACAAGATGGTCGCCTGGGGCGGCAATCTGCCGATCGCGCCCGTAATCGGCCGTCCGTTCATCCACGGGATCTTCGACTGCTATGCCCTCGTCCGGGACGTCTTCCGGCTTGGAAAGGACGGCATGAAGGCTCAGGGCATTTCCTGGCCGCATGACCCCATCGAGCTGCCCGAGGTCGCGCGCGCCGACAATTGGTGGAAGGGCGAGGGTGACCTCTACGTCTCCCACCTGGCGCCGGTCGGCTTCAAGCAGATCACTCGCTCCGAGGCGCGCGAGGGCGACGGTTTCCTCTGCGCGCTCGGCGACGCCAGGACCAACCCGAACAAGCGCCTGTGCCACGCCGGGCTGATCGTCGAGCGCGACCAGGTTCTCCATCACTTCACCAATCATCTCTCCGCACGCAAGCCGGCGGGCATGTGGGCGAAGGTCGCCGAGATGTGGGTTCGCTACGAGGGGCCGTCCAAATGATGCGGACTATTCACCTGCACGGCAAGCTCGGCAAAGAGTTTGGCCAGTCCCATCGCTTCGAGGTTGCGACGGCCGCTGAAGCGTTGCGCGCGCTCAACTGCGCATTCCCCAAGCGCTTCGTGGAAACGCTTGAGCGGGGCTACTACAAGATCGTGCGGGGCGACAAACGCTCGGGCATGCAGCTCGATCTCGACCTGATCAACCAGTTCAACCTGGGCGGCGCCGACCTGCACATCATCCCGGTCGCCAAAGGCGCGGCTATGAGCCAGTCCGCCAAGGGCACGACCAAGATAGTGCTCGGCGCTGTGCTGGTCGGCGGCGCCATCTTCTTCTCGGGCGGCACGCTCGCGGCACCCCTTCTGGGCACCTCCGCAGGTCTGTTCGGCGGCATTACCTACGGCAACATCGCGCTGCTCGGCGTCGGCCTGATGCTCGCCGGCGCCTCGACGCTGCTCTCCAAGCCCCAGGTCAGCACCGCCTCGAATTCCGTCAGCGTCAACGGCGGCAACATTGGCAATTCCGGCCAGCAGGGCAACGCGGTCACACTGATCTACGGCGAGGTCATGGTCGGCTCCACGCCGATCGAGGCCTGGTCCGACGTCGAGGATATCGACGTCTATGCCGACAGCGCCGGGTCGATCGAGACCGCCTTCGGCCACAACCCCGCTTACTGGAACGGCAGCTCATGAACGCGATGGTGAACCCCAACGATCTGCTGCGGCACGTCGTTCGTGGTGCTGGCGGCGGTGGCGGCAAGGGTGGTGGCGGCTCCGGTTCGACCGCCGACGATAGTCTGCGCTCGTCCACCAAGGTCTACATCGTCGAGGCGCTTGGCGAAGGTCCGATCGTGGGTCTCGTCAACGGCGGCAACTCGATCTATTTCGACGACACGCCACTGACGAACACCGACGGCACCAAAAACTTCGTCGGCGTCACCTGGGACCAGCGCACCGGCTTGCCTGACCAGTCGCCGATCACCGACGGCGGCCCGGCGCAGACCTCGACGCCGTTCTCGGTCGAAACACAGGTCAAGCAGTCGGTCCCGGTCATCCGCACGATCGACGATCCGGACGCGGCTACCGTTCAGGTGGTCATGCGGCTGCCCGCGCTCGTCAAGGCCGACCAGAACACCGGCGACGTCACCGGCACATCCGTCAACTACCGGATCGATCGTCGCGCGGCCGGCGGCAACTGGGAGACGATGGCCGACGTTACGGTCAACGGAAAGGTTTCCTCGCCCTACAACAAGGCCCATGTGATCCCGGCGCCCTTCAACAGGGAATCGCCCTGGGACATTCGTGTCTCGCGTATCACCGAGGATCCGGATCCGGTCGAGGCTCAACTGCTTCAGAACCAGACCTGGTGGCAGAGCTACTCGACCATCATTTCGAGCAAATTCACCTACAACGACACCGCGCTGGTCGCGCTGGCCGTCGACGCCTTCCTGTTCGGCTCCAACGTCGGCACCCGCGCCTACCATGTGCGCGGGCTCATCATCGACGTTCCCACGAACTATGATCCGCTCACCAAGACCTATAGCGGCGTCTGGGACGGCACCTTCAAGGCGGCCTGGACCTCGAACCCGGCCTGGATCTTCTACGACCTCATCACGAACAACCGCTACGGGCTCGGCGAATTCGTCGACGTCTCCCTGATCGACAAGTGGTCGCTCTACCAGATCGGCCAGTATTGCGACCAGCTCGTGCCGTCCGGCTTCAAGGACAGCAACGGCAACGACATCATGGAGCCGCGGTTCGCCTTCAACGGCGTCATCAAGAACCGCGAGGAAGCCTACACCGTTCTCCAGAACATCACCGCGGCCTTCCGCGGCATGGCCTATTGGTCGCTGGGGCAGGTGTTCTGCGCGGCCGATATCCCGTCGGACCCGGTCGCGGCCTTCACGCCGGCCAACGTCATCGACGGGCACTTCAAGTATTCCGGCACGGCCATGAAGGCGCGGCACTCGGTCGTCGTCGTCACCTGGCAGGATCCGAACAACTACTTCCGCGACACACCCGAGGTCATCCAGGACGACGACATGATCGAGCGGTTTGGCTGGCGCCAGACCGACGTCGCGCTGCTGGGCTGCACCTCGCGCGGCCAGGCGCACCGGTTCGGCAAATGGATCCTCGACACCGAGCGCAACCAGACCGAAACGATCCAGTTCGCGATCTCCTGGGACGGCTACGTCCTGAAGGAGAACCAGCAGGTCAAGCCGGGCGACATCGTCCTGGTCTCGGACCCGCGCAAGAATGGCAACTACCGCGCCGGCGGACGGCTGCTCGAGGTGACGGACGCCAGCCATGTGACGCTCGATTTCCCGTTCGAGCCCGAGGCCGGCCAGACCTACACCTTGAGCTCGATGATGCCCGATGGCTCGTTCGAGACCAAGACCATTGCGAGCTTC